CAGTACGGCAAGGGCGAGATCACGCGCCGCCCTATCGACCCCTCGGGCTTCCAAGTGCGAAAGGCGGACGGAACAATCGCCAATGCGTCGAAGGTCTACGACGGAACGGATCGCTCCGACCTTCCATCGGGGGCGTCGCTTGTCACGCCCACGGCGACGAGCGGCGACACAGGCATCGTTGCCCATGACGCGGGCAAGATCACCTTCAAGCTGAAGGATGGCACGCACGGGTATTTCTCCCACGATGCGGACGGCAACAACCGCACCTCCCATGTCTCAGAGGCACGGCATGTCGCCTATGACATCGTCGCGCAGACGAGTGATGCGACGAACAATCCGCTGTCGAACTATACGTTCGGCTCGGCGACAGCGACAACGCTAAAAAATCTCGAAGATGTCAACAACGCAAACCCCGCCCATGTTACAGCAGACGGGTCTATTACCTCTGCCAAGATTGTCGCGGAGACGGTGAAGAACCTCAACAAGACCTATGACGGCGAGTACAAGATCAACACGAAGAACAGTCAGACGGAACTTGAGCGTGCGATGGCCTCCGGCATGATGATGTTCCACAACGTCGCGGATTCGGTCTCGGGGGATGTGATCGGCAAGACAAATATTCTCAGCGACATCAACACATTCACGAGCTTCTCGAAGAAGAAGAACGAGGATTTCTCGCTGAATCAGGTCATCCGTGTCCTCGATCAGATCGCCATTGACGTGGCACGGCTCTTTAACAAGACCTACCTCGGCAAAGAGCAGAACGATGAGGACGGGCGCACGGCACTCTGGGGCGATATCGTTGCACTCCACAAGGAGTATCAGCGCGTACGTGCCATTCAGAATTTCGATCCGAAGGACGTACCGATTCCGACACAGGGCGAGAAGAAAACGGACGTGCTCATGAACTACTCCGTGCAGCCGACGTGCTGTATGGAACGCCTCTATATGACCATCGAGGTAGCGTAAGGAAAGGAGTGAAACACTATGGCACTAAGTGCGATCCGCACGATGCACGCGAAGGATGTCATCTCGGCAAAGCTCGCGTCGGCGTATGTGTCTGTCAAGGGAGAGCGGTTCCTGCTCTTCCAGGCAAAAAAAATCGAGGCAAAGCTTGAGAAGAAGAAAGAGGAGGTCGCCATCCTCGGGCGCATGGCAAAGGGGCACAAGGCAACGAGCGTCAATGGCGCGGGGAACATGACGATCTACAAGAATACGCCGCTCTTTGACAGGATGCTTCTGGAATTTAAGTCCACGGGCAAGGATACCTATTTTGACCTGCAGATCACGAACGAGGATCCGACCTCGGCGGCAGGGCGGCAGGTGACCATCCTCAAGGACTGTAACATTGACAGTGGCATTATTGCCGCGTTTGATGCTGACGGCGAATGGCTCGAGCAGGACGTTGACTTTACGTTTGAGGACGTGGAGCAGCCGACGCAGTTCAAGATGCTCGACGGGATGCAGTAAAGGAGAAACAGCATGGAAAATATGACACTGACAGGATTTCTTTCCGAAAACGCGATCAAGCCCGCGTGCGTGGAGTTCGTGGCATCGAAACGGTTCAAGGGCGCGGACGGCGAGCCAATCGCATGGCAGATCACGCCGATCTCCAACGACGAGAACAAGGCAATCGCTGACCGCAATCGCAAGAAGTCGTTCGTCCCCGGCACGCGTGAGACACAGGTGCATCTCGATCAGGATCAGTACGTGAATGACCTCATCTGTGCGTGTGTGACCTATCCGAACCTCAATAGTGAGGAGCTGCAGAACTCCTACAATGCTGTTGGAGCAGGTGAACTCGTACGGCTCATGCTGACGCCGGGCGAGTACAGTGACCTCTTTCAGGCGGTCATGCAGGCGAACAACTTTGAGGCGGGCATGGATGAGAAGATCAAAGCCGTAAAAAACTAATTAAGGGGGGCGAGTTCTATGCCAACATGGCATATATCGCGCTCCTGAAATTTCATATCCTGCCGCACGTTCTGTTCTCCTTGCCGGAGAATGAGCGTGCCTTTGTATTTGCGGCGATTTCTCTGAAGATAAAGGCAGACAAGAAGGCGGCGGCAGAGGCAAGACGAAAAATTTGACGCGGACGGGAATTTATCCTATAATAGGCATAGAAAAGGTGCTATCGTGTAAACGGTCAGCCCCATTGGTTGAACGAGAAACCCCGCCCGAACTTGTCAGGAGCAGGCGGGTTTTCTTATGCTTTGATGGCGACGAGGATAAACAGCGTCACAAGGAGCAACGCGAGTAAATCGTTGATCGTCATGGGCATCGCCCCCTTTCAGGGGCTCAGAATCGACCGCCTACCGTATCGATAGCACCTAAAGACATTATATCATAAAAGGACAGCGCGGCGCTGTCTTTTTGTTTGCAGGAAGCCGCTCTTTTTCGTCGAATTACTATAGTATCGATGAGAGGAGTGATGATGATGGGTAAGTTCTGTACCAACTGCGGCACTGAAGTGACGGGCAAGTTTTGTGCGAACTGCGGGCATCCTGTCGGTGAGGTACCTGACAAAGCTCCTGCACCTGTGCCACAAGAGATGCTGAATGGCGTTACGTTTGACCCTGTGCCGATATTTGCGGCGCATAAGGGGCGCAGCGGTCAGATTGATTTGATCAAAGACCTCGCTCATGCTACAGGAGCAAGCATTTCGGCGGCGAAAGCTTTTGCAGACGCACATTATGCCGACAGTGCATTTATGCAGGAGGTCGAGGCTTATGTTCCCCCACCGATGAAATGTCCTTTCTGCAACTCGACAAATATTCAAGTCCAACAGAGTGGATACAAATTCGGTCGAGGACTTGTCGGAACTGTCCTGTTTGGTGTCTTAGGGGCATTTGCAGGTGGCATAGGTGCGAAATCTGTGACTTGTCTTTGCGCTAACTGCGGTAAAAGTTTTTCGCCGCCAAAGCGCTAGGATTACACACAAAAAAGAACCGCTTCGTCTGTGCGAGGCGGTTTTCTTATGCGAATTTTTAACTGAAAGGAGGGGACATATGGCAACGATCAAGCAGGCATTTGAACTCTTAGACGGTGTATCACCCGTGCTGGATAAGATTTCCCGCACGATGGATAAGACCATCGGCAAATTTGACCGCACGGCGAAAGCCGCATCCGGTATGGAGACGGCGGCAGAGATCGGCGCAAATGGGATCCGCAGCGCGGCAGAACGCTCGGCGTCGCCGATTCAGGTGCTCGGCGGACTTGTCACGGGGCTGAATCAAAAGCTGCGCAGTGCAGGAAACGGCGCGTTCGAAAAGATCAAATCGGGGCTGTCGGGCATGGCGGGTCAGTTTGCACTTGCGACCGTTGCGGCGAGTTCCTTCATGTCCGCGCTCAGCTATATTTCGGGGCTTCCTGAACGTCTGATGCGGGCAAGTGACGCCTATGCGGGGATACAAGCACGTCTGCGCATGGTGGCGGGCGGCGCACAGCAGGCGGCGGAGCTCAACGATCTCATCTACGCCTCGGCGCAGCGGGCACGCGGCAGCTATGAGGAGATGGCAGATTCCGTCTCCAAGATTGCCATGACGGCGAAGAAGGCATTCCCCGATGCGCATGATGTTGTTCCATTCATGGAGGGGATCCAGAAGCTGTTTGTCATCGGCGGCACGGGGGTAGAGCAGCAGAAAGATGCCATGCTTCAGCTGACGCAGGCACTCGGCTCGGGTAAGCTGCAGGGCGACGAATTCCGCTCTATCGCCGAAGCCGCACCGCTCATCGAGCAGATGGTCGCAAAGTACATGCAGATTGACCCCGGACAGCTCAAGGCAATCTCGAGCGAGGGAAAGATCACCGCTGACATCCTAAAGAATGCGATCCTCACGAACCTCGACCTCATCAATGACCAGTTCGGCGCGATGGGGCGCACGTGGGAACAGAATATGCAGGTCATAAAGAATGCGGGGCTTCGTGCTTTTACACCTGTACTGGTAGAGATCAATCGTCTTGCCAATACAGAGGGGGCGCAGCGGCTCGCTAATGCCGTCGTCTGGGGGCTTAGTGTTGCGGCAGCGGCGATTCTCGGCATCATCAATAATGTCGAATGGCTCGGTAATGTGATTTCAGCGCATGGAGCGCTGATTGAGCCAATTCTTATGGGGCTCGGTATTGCTTTTCTTACACTTGGCATATCGGCAGCGGCATCTGGCTCAATGGCAGCACTCGGCGCAATGGAACATGCGGCGGCATCTGCCATTGAAACGGCGCAGATAATCGCTCTGATTGCCGCACAGGAAGGGCTGAACGCCGCGCTATATGCGTGTCCGCTGACGTGGATCCTCGGACTTATCGTTGCGGTTGTTGTGGTGTTCTATGCGGCAGTCGCGGCGGTCAATTATTTTGCAGGTACGAGCATATCTGCGACGGGCATCATCTTTGCCGTGTTCGCGTGGCTCTTCACGCAGATCGCGAATTTCGTTAAGATGCAGACGAACATCTTCATCGCATTTGCCAACTTCCTTGGCAGTGTGTTTCAGGATCCGCTTGGGGCGATCTATAACCTCTTTGTCGATATTTGGAACGGCGTGACGGAGTATGTCGGCACGGCGGTCAACGGGATTATCGACATGATTAACATGATCCCCGGCATGGACAAGATTCGCGTCTTTGACCACGTGGAGACACCGACATTTGAGCGCAAGGAGATTGCAAACGCCGCATTTCACATCGACCCGTTTGCCTACGGCGATGCGACGTATAACGCAGGGCAAGCGTACGACTTTGGTGCCAATATGCACCTGCCGGGGCTTCCTGAGGGGTTGACACCTGACGCGTCGGGCTATACTCCTGCGGGCGGCACACCGTTTGACCCAACGGGTGACCTTGGCAAGGCGGGAAAGGAGACGGCAGACAATACGGGCGCCATCAAGGACGCAATGGAGATCACGGAGGAGGATCTGAAGTATCTGCGCGAGGCGGCGGAGCAGGAGGCGATAAATAAGTATACGACGGCGACAGTGCAGATCGACATGGGCGGCGTAAGCAACAATATCGCGAGCGGCGTTGATGTGGACGGCATGATGACCTATATGAATGACAGTCTCATCCAAGCGATGGCGGCGGGCGCGGAGGGGGTGCATCCGACATGAGTTATTACTTCTTCGTCGGCGACACGATGCTCCCCGTGCCGCCCGCAAAGATGACCATCAAGATCAAGGGGAAGAACAAGACCATCAACCTCATCAACGAAGGCGAGGTCAACATCATCAAAAAGCCCGGACTGACGGAGATTGCCTTTGATGCGCGTCTACCGAACCGTCCCTATCCGTATGCGGATTACGACACATCGCTCACAGATTCCCTTGCAGGGATGCTCTTCGGCAGCAGTTTCAGCTTCAAAAAGGCGTCGCATTTCCTCTCGGCATTTAAGAAGGCGAAGGAAACACAGTATCCGATGCAGCTCATCATCTGCCGCATGTCGGGGGCGTTTTCCATGCTCTTTGACACGAATATGCTTGTGACGCTTGAGGATTACAGCATCAACGAGGACGCAAAGGACGGACTCGATGTGACATGCCCACTGAAATTCAAACAATACCGTCCCTACGGGACGAAAGAATGCGAGGTGACGAAGGATGAGAACGGCGTTGAGCATTTGACGGTGAAGGAGACGCGCCCTGCCATTGGGCGGACGATTCCGACGGCGTACAAAGTGCGTAATGAAAAGTCCATCTGGGAGATTGCAAAGGGGATATCGAACGGCGGTATCGACTGGCGCGACATCATGAATAGCAATGGGATCTCGAATCCTGTTGCGGGGCTTCCTGCAGGGGCGGTGATGCACATTGGCTGATTTTGTCTCGGGAGACAAGCCATCCCTCGGCGCGGCCACTCCCAAAAATGACAAGCAGCTCCAGCTCATCATCCACAACAAGGAGACAGATAAGTATTACTGGCCTGCAGTGCTCGATGATGTGTGCTGGGAGACGTGCTGGAAAGGGCAGCCGGGGAAACTCACGTTCAAGGTCGTCAAGGACGAGGCCCTCGATTTCCACGAGGGCGACGTCGTGCAGGCGAACTATGGCGGCGTGAATTTCTTCTACGGCTATGTATTCGCGCAGAAGTACAGCAAGGACAACGTGATTGATGTGATCGCCTACGACCAGATGCGCTATCTCAAAAACAAGGACACCTATAATTTCGTCAACCTAACGGCGGGCGAGGAGATCAAGCGCATTGCGGAGGATTTCCAGCTGACCATCGGCGAGCTGGTCGATACGGGCTATACCATTCCGAAATTTCGCGGGGCGAATAAGACGCTCATGGACATCATGCAGTCGCTCCTTGACATGACCACGGAGAACACGGGGCGGCTCTATGTGCTCTATGACGATTTCGGCAAACTCACCGTCAAGGACGTGGAGACGATGAAGATTGACCTCCTGATCGACGCGGAGACGGCCGAAGATTTCGCGTATGAGACGTCGATTGACAAGGACACGTACAACCGCATCAAGCTCTACTATGACAACAAGGACACGGGCAAGCGCGACGTGTGGATGGCGGTCAACAGCGCGGATATCAAGCGTTGGGGCGTGCTGCAGCTGACCGAATCCGTGAATCCGCAGAAGGCGATGAACTTCGGGCAGATGGCAGATACAAAGCTCAAGATGTACGACCGCGTAAAGCGTACGCTCACCATCAAGAACGCGTTCGGTGATCTGCGCGTGCGCGGCGGCTCGATGCTCTACATCAATCTGCGGCTCGGCGATCAGACGCTGACGAAACGTATCATCGTTGAGAACGTGAAGCACACGCTGACGCAGGGGCATCATACGATGGATTTGACGGTGAAAGGAGATGTGATTACGGGATGAGCGCGCAGCTGTTACAGACGATGCAACGGCTTGTCCAGCAGACGCAGGGAAGCAGCGATCTTTCGGACTGGTGCCTCGGCGAGGTGATCGGCGTCGCACCGCTGACGATCCGCATTGAGGGCAAG